AAGCAGCGGGGCACCAAGACCAACGGCGATCACCAAAAGTCTTCCACCGATCCGTGGGCGGAAAGTCAGGAAAGCCGGGACTATTTCGCCGATCTGGAAGACAAGCATGAGGCCGAGTGGCTGAAGACGCCAGAGGCCACCAAGCCACGCGAATCAGCCGATGCCTTCGCCCGCCGATTAGAGCGCGAGCAGTACGACACCTTCCATCCCAAGCCCAAGAAGAAGCCGTCCAAGGATGACCCGGTCGACCCGGCGCTGGCGGCTGTCGGCACCGAACTGACCGAGAGCGACATCGCCGACGCCTTCATCGAGGCAGGCCGCGACGAGATCAAATATGACCATGATCAGGGCTGCTGGTATCGCTGGATGGGCACCCACTGGGCCGAGGATTCGACCAAGCTGGCGTTCGAAACCATTAGACGCATCGCCGAGGCTCGAACGGTTTCAGAGAAGCCGACCAAGAAAGAGAAGTTCAGGCGGGCCGGGTTCGCCCGGGGCGTCGAGGCGTTCTCGCGCAGCGATCCACGCGCCGCCACCACCGCGAATAAATGGGACAATGACCCTGATCTTCTGGGCACGCCGGGTGGCACCGTCGACTTGCGGACGGGGGTAATTCGCCCAGCCGTGCCAGAGCACCTGATCACCAAGCAGACGCTGGTCGCGCCAGTCAAGGGCGACTGCCCGCAATGGCTCGAGTTCATGGAGGAGGTGACCGGCGGCAACGCCGACATGGTCGGATTCCTGAAGCGCTGGCTGGGCTACTCGCTGACCGGCCCTGTCAGGGAGGAGAAGCTGGTCTTCCTGCACGGCCCGGGTGGCAACGGCAAGGGCACGCTGCTGACCACGGTGACCAAGCTGATGGGCGGCTATGCGATCACGGCTCCCATGCACATTTTCATCGAGAGCCAATATGAAAGACATTCCACGGACTTAGCCATGCTGCGCGGGGCACGGATGGTGACCTCGCAGGAGACGAAGAGCGGCGTGTCGTGGGATCAGGAGCGGCTCAAGGCGCTGACCGGTGGCGACGAGATCACGGCGCGCTTCATGCGGCAGGACAATTTCACCTTCATGCCGGTGCTGTCGCTGACGATGTCGGCCAACGACGCTCCCAAGCTGAACAAGGTCGATGACGCGATCAAGCGGCGATTCCTGATGGTGCCGTTCCTGTTCAAGCCGACAGAACCTGACATCAAGCTGAAGGAGCGGCTGCTGCACGATGAGGGTCCGATGATCCTGCAGTGGATGATCGACGGCGCGGTCGAGTGGCATCAGAACGGGCTGGGCGAGCCGGCTGCGGTCAGGCAGGCCAGCGATGAGTATTTTGGTGATCAGGATGTGGTCGGCGAGTGGATCAGGGACGAGTGCGAGCTTGACCGGACGGCGAAGGAACCGCTGGCCAAGCTCTATCAGGCGTTTGTCGACTACAACAAAGGCGACGAGCGCCGGGTGATGTCGCAGAAGGCGTTCTCGATGGAGTTGGTCAACAATCGCGGCTTCGGTCGCATGAAAACCAAGACCGGATCGCAGATCGTCGGGCTGCAGCTAAACTCGGCAAACATGCTCTAAAAAAATGCGTCACCCGCCCAAACCAAATTATATAATAAAATCAACAAACGTGGTGACAGATGGCGGATGGTGATGGATTTTTGTATGTATCGCCTCATATCGCGCGCAAGCGCACGCGCGTACACACATGAAAGGCTATATATGAGAAAATCTGTCACATCCGTCATCCGTCACCCGCATCCGTCACCAGAAAGAGAGGCAAAAAATGGATTTGAGAGATCGATGGCGGGCATTTGTGAGAGAACACCCAGATCGCGACAAGCTGGCTGAAGAGCAGCGCATGGCCATGTTCAAGTATGCGTGGCAACATCCACATCGCGATGTCATCGAGCACAACGCCCAAGTCTGGGTCTGGCGCTATGAACGAATGGCCCGCGACAGCGTTGATCCACGTCCACAGCAACCGAAAGGAAATGGTCATGACCAAAAAGCCGCAGCCCAAAACAGGCCGAAAAACATCCTCGCAGCCGGCTAAAACCGCCTCCAGCGCAGCCTCAAGAAATGTCAGGGCAAGCGGAATCCCCGATCCGAAGGCCGTCGATGAGGCGTCCAAGAAGCAGACCAACCCGGCTCCTGAGACGACCGTGCGCGACAAGGCTGAGCACGTCGATGACAAGGCCGACGAGGTGCCGGTGCCGCCGGCTGCGTCCGACGAGACAGGGCCTAGCGTGTCTTCCAGAATGTGAGTATCTTGCCGCCATCCCTCGTTAGGGAAGTGCTCCCCGGTTATAGGAATTGCCCTCCTTGCTTGGCCGGGGAGCAGCCATTAGGGGTGCGCGATGCCTGAGCTACCGAACACCAAACACGAAGCCTTCTGTCAGGCTCGCTTCAAGGGCCTGTCGCAACTTGAGGCGTACAAGATCGCCGGCTACAAGCCTGACGATGGCGCTGCCTCGCGGCTGTCGAAGGAGAAGCCGATCATCGCGCGGATCGCGGAGCTTCAGCGCAAGATGGCGGCCCGCGCCGAGGTGACGGTCGAAATGATCTGCGACCACCTCGATGAAGCGATCAGGATCGCTCGCAAGGCCAAGTCTTCCGGCCAGATGACAGCGGCGGCGGTCGCCAAGGCGAAATTATATGGCTTGATGACGGAGCGATCAGTTGTTAGCGTAACCCACAATTACGCATCGATGACTGAGGAGGAACTCCGATTCGAAATGGCCGCGATAGCCGCCGAGGCAAGGGCGCTGAAGCCCGGCGTGCAGCACTGAAGGAAGGTGCTCGCACGGTAGACTTCACGCCTGCCGACACCGATCTTGTTCTCTACATCCGCAACGGCCTGCCATACCTGCGCACGCCTGCCAACGACGGCAAGACGAGGGTGCCAGACGACTTCATCGTCATGCTGGGCGTGGCTGCGTGCTGGAACGATCCCAACTTCAGAGCACAGGCGATGATGGCCATGCAGGCAGCGGAGGAGGCTGGCTACCTCGAAGACATGATCTACTCTAAACCCAAGGTGCCGAACTGATGATCGAGGGCGGCTGTATCACGTTCGAGGGTGCGGTGCTGGTCGAGCAGCCGGTGCCTACCATCAGCCTGTCGAACGGTCGGCGCGGTGTGCTGCTCACCATCGATGCCAACGGCGTCATGCGACCCGGTCCCGGCCTGTCGAGGGATGAGGCCACCCAAGAGGCAGCGCAGATGCTGGCTGACGCTTGGGGTCGAGCCTACGGCATGAAGCTGCGGATCGCCGAGAGCGCCATCGATGGCGAGCGCCTGAAGGCGAGGAAGGCAGTGGCCGAAATGGAGCGATGGGCAGCAGCCGCGCGCCGGGCCGGCGTCAGGCTGAAGCCGCTGAAGATCAAGGACGACGACGATGATGAATAAGCCCGGGGTGGCGGATGTCGCGCTGGCCATCATACTCGTCGCCCTGATCCTCGTCATGCTGGCGCTGGTGACGTGATGACGCACGTCTACCGATGGGATCGCCAAGGCCGCAAGGGTCAGCCGTGCAAGATCACGGCGCGTGGCAAGTTCAACAGCATCCGCGTCGAGTTCGAGGACGGCTATGTCATGATCACCAGCGGCAACAGCATCAGGCGCTTGCCGTGAGAGACGGCGACATATGACAGAAGCTGTCACCCTGATCCCGGCTGAAGAGTTCGCCCGGCTACCGCTGACCACGCAGCAGCACTTCGCCGCGCTATCCTCGACGCTGATCGCCAAGCTCAAGCAGCGGCTGTTCTACGACCTGTTCCCCGATCAAGACATGCTCGACCGCGACGGCACGGTGCTGATCTACGCCCGCGAGAAGTACCCGAAGCACATGGAGTTCTTCAGCGCCGGGTCCGAGTACCGCGAGCGCTGCTTCCTCGCTGCCAACCGGGTCGGCAAGACGACCTGCGGCAGCTACGAGCTTACCTGCCACCTGACCGGGCTGTACCCTCACTGGTGGGTCGGCAAGCGCTTCGATGCGCCTGTCAGGGCATGGGCGTGCGGTCGACGCAA